GCTCTGGTGTTAACGGACTACCATGTGTAGCTAGAGTTGCTACTGCATTTGATAGTGAGCTTTGTCTTACGATCATTAGCTGTCGTAGTGCACGTTCTTCTTTAGTCTCGTAGTTACTACCTGTTACTCTTGTAGTATTAGTAGTAGCTTTAGGTGAAGATGCCCCTACGCTTTGGCTTGTAGGCGCAGGTGCCTCTTCCCCATCAGCAAGAATCTTAGTCCACTGCCAGTAGCCAGCATCATCTTTCTCTGTTGCTACGTTAACTACATCACCTTTCTCCCAGGTCTGTGCTATTCTAAACACATCTGGATTACTGAATGACATTAGTTTTTTGTTAGCTACTTTGCCATCATTACCTTTGTAAGTAATTTCAATTGCTTGATATTGCCTACCATTTTTAGTAGTAGATGTTGTTGGTTGTGATACATCAATAATATTTAGTTCCATTTTATAGTCTCCATGTTACCCCATGTAGGTCCAATTTCACATTCAACTCTCATGGGTAAGTTAAATGTTTTACCAAATAACTTCTCAAAGTTTTTTGGTACATCGTTAAAACAATCATTCACAATTTTAACTATACTATTATTATCCCATACTTTAGAATCAAAGTCAAGTATAATTGAATCATGAACAGTGTTAATTAGTTTGACTCCTTCTTTATCAAGAAGTCTATTACGTAAGGATACTCTTGCTATTGACATTAAGTCAGCACCTAAGCCCTGCACTGGATAGTTTAGTATCTTAGTGCGTGGATATTTAACTCCATAGCTCGTAACCTCTGGTTCATAATTGTATACACGACCAGTAGGCATAGTAAGTTTCCTATCTCGTTTTGCTAAGAACATTATTTCATCATGCCACTCCTTTAGTTTAGTATATTTATTGTAGAATTGATCTATAATATTTTGCCAATAGCTCTCATCACCAATGTCTTTAAAGTTAGGATCATTAGCATATGAGTATGCACTACCTCCATAGATTAATCTAAACACGAATGTTTTAGCAATTAATCTAGATGGTAATCCAAATCTTTCTTGGTTATCAGAGTGCATGTCAGTACCTTCCCAGATCTCTTTGATTGCAAGATCATCTTGAGATAAATAGGCAGCACCTACCCACTCTAACTGTTTAGCATCAGCCTGTAATAACATTGTCTATCCAAGCTTTGTATGTAATTCCATAAAGTGTGTATATTAAAACAAGGCTAATTAATATAATAAATATTTTATCCTTCATAACAATCACCCTGAAAATCTTGACAAGAACAAGGACTTGATTTCTCCGTCAAAGTTTTGCAGGTTTGGTCTGCTACTTGACAGTCTTCCTGTTCTTGCAACGCATTGGTTAAGTTGTCCATGTATTTCTCCTTTGTTCCACTTGTTATCATCAATCAACTTAACTAATCCATGATAGTAAGTTGATTTCCTTTTCTCTAATGTTGCTCTTGTAAGAAGCAACTCTAGAATCTCTTTACCTTCTTTGTTAGGTTTAAGCGAGCGTAAGGTCTTTTCATCCGTAGAGTAAAGACCTTCTTTAGCGAGCTCTGATCCTTTCAATGGTCTAACTCTTTGAGGCAATTCTATTTGTTCGTCGAACCACTGAAGCTTGACTTCACCCATACGATTGCCCGATTTGTAATGACCAACAGGACGCTGACGCTTGTATTTAATAGTGCCACCATATAAGAAAGCACTAAGATGATCAACGCTATTAGGGTTAAAGTCATCAAATTGATGGTACATATGCAATCGTTTATCCAGTTTAGATATTTGTTCTTCAAGTTCATCTCCTAAGATTTTACTTTTATCATAGTCATATAGTATACCATTAAACTCCATCTCTTGCAAGACTAATAAGTCTTGATTATGTAAACTAACTAAACGTTTTAGTTCTGGTTGATTGTTTAGATCTTCCATTTGTTTAATCATTATTTGTTCTGTTAGTTTAACATCTTGTTTTAAATACTCAACAAGAATGTCTTCTGGTATATCAGGTGTATCAATACCATTCTTCCAGTATTGTTCTGATACTATATCTAACTTGCTTTCTAATCCGTAGTGTTCAGCAACACCATTAAGACTAGGATATGGGTTAGCTTGTCCATCAAGAATAAAGTGGACAAGCTGACAATCCCATATACGTTTGTTAGCAAATTTAATTCCATATCTTGCTAACCAATGTAAATCAAACTTGATGTTGAACCCCACAAGAACAGTGGCAGAGTCAATAGACTCTTGGATTTTAAGGAGATTATCCTTGTAGGGCTCATCATCAAACTCTATGTTGTATACGTCATCATTCATACCTACGTAACACAACTTGTTTGTTGTATCAAAGGGATTACCTTTGTTACTTGTTGTTGTTTCTACATCTAGTACTAAGTGTGGTTTAGATGTCTTCATATCTTGCTACCTCTGGTTTAATTAATACTTGTGTGCTTCCATGTCGTAAGTCAGGTAGTGTATCAGCATCACCAATCAATTTGTTTTTAAGAATACTAAAGTATCTTAGTCGTGATGTGTTGTCTGCTTCTTTACCTATACCTAACATCCAATCAGCCTCACCTTGTTTGGCTGTTTTAGAACCATCTACCATGTTCATAGTCAACCATAGTTTATTATCTGCTTCACCACTGGCTTGTGATACTGCAATTACTGGAGCATATCTTTTAGCTATCTCACGAGCCCATTGGTATATTGCTTTAAGTTCTAGATCATTACGATCACCTTTAAAACCTTTGATCTTATCTATCTGGTCAAAGATAATGAGAGCTGGATTAGTAGACTCAAGAATCTCTTCGATACGTTTGTAATGACTACTGTCATCAGAATCTAAAATCTTAATCCTGTCTCCCACTATATCTTGATACTGTGTATTGTATGCATCTTTCTGTTGACCAAATAGTATTCGTTGTTCACATCCAAAGAAAGATTGGAACACTCTGATACCAACTTTCTTACCTTGTTCTTCGTTGTTAAACCATAGAATATCACCTTCAGTTTGTTTAATCATATGACTTACTTCACTAGCTAAGAAGGTAGTCTTACCTGTTTCTGGTCTAGCAAAGAGAAAACCAAAGTCACCTTTGCGTAGACTGCCTAGTGCTTTGTTAAGCCAGTCAACTCTCCATCGTAGACCTGGCGTAGCTATCTGTGATTCATACAAATCATTTAGATCCATGTTAACGAAGTTAATATCTTCTTGTTCAATGTCTTGTATATCAAACTCTTTAAACTTATCAAGCAGAGTATCAACACTAGCTTCACCATCTTCTACATCAAGAGCAAGCTTGGCGAGGTCGCCTGCTAATCCTCGCCTGCGATGCTCGCTAAGGAGATTGATGACAGCATCTTCGTTGGTAATTTCTACTGCAAAGATTCTTTCTACCAAAGCTATGAGTTCTTTACGCTCTGATTCTTGTAATAAATAATTACTATTATATTGTAATTCTAATTCATTACTATTAATGCTATCCTTTAAAGGATAGCTATTATAATAATTATCAATACAAAGAAATAATTTATAATGATTATTATAATTAATCTTTATATAATTAAGGTTAACATACTTATAATATTTTGTAAAGATTTTTTTATCTTGACAAAATAATTTTATTATTTGTTCTTCAACCACTGTTCTATCTCCTTGTTGCTATATTCTTTTGGGTCTTTATCTGTAACAATGACTCTTGACTTTTTACCTAAACTTTTAATTCGATTCTTAAATCGAATAGCATTCTTTGCTTTGTCTCTGTCTAACCAGAGATGTATGTTATCAAACTGTTCTGTTAATTTATGTTGCCATTCCAAAGGGAGACTGCTCCCCAACAAAGGGGCGGAGCAGTAACCCGATATTCTACTTACTTTAATTGCTGATAAAATATCTTCTACTAATATTATTGTATCACCCTCTCCATAAATTGTCAAGGGTTTAAGTCCATTAGATAAATACTTAGGACCAATGTTTCTAAACGATCTACTTTGCCAATATGATCCTGTGTTTAGTAGCACAAGAGTACCGTTATCTTCGCACCATTCCATGTTGTATTTTACTATCTCTTCTAAGGAGATACCGTAAGATAACAACCACTTCATAGCAGATTGTGGAAGATCTTTAGTCGTATGTAGCAGACTTGTGGTTACATTACTGGGGCTTTTTGCCCTGTTAATTCTTGTTCGTAATGTATTAAGATCATCTTTTACTTTGTAGTATTGACAACCAAAACAATAATAATGGTCGTCATACTCACCTAAATTGTCTTTACTGCTACACCTAGGACAGGGTAAATGTCTAAGAAATTTGCTCATCAATCTCTTCTATAGTATCAGCCATACGATAACTTAATTGTTCAAGTAAATATCTGTATCTATTACCTTGTAATGAATCTTTAAAAGATATTCTATACAATTGAGATACATATTTAAATTGTTTATCTAATAACTTTTTTACTTTCTTTCTCATAATAATCCTTAGTTGTAAATCATACAATATGACAAGACTTTTGTCAATAAATAGTGTATAATATACATTATATACTGACAATAGTATATAAATTTTAGACGAAAGGAGACCACTATGTGGACTAAACCATCAGCAACAGAAATGCGCTTCGGCTTTGAAGTCACAATGTACGTATGTAATAAGTAATTCGTATACGCACTAGCCCAGCTCATCGCTGGGCTTATGCTCTACTCATCATCTAAATCAAAGTCTAACTCGATCCATTCATCATCGTCAAACATTTCATCATCACCCTCAATTAAATCAGGACGTTCTTCTACTGCTTGAATGTCAGATTCAACTGAATGATAACAATGATTACATAGATCTAAGTAATGACCTTCACTATCCTTACGGGTAGATTCAAAGTCATTCAAGTTCTTGTTGCAAGCTACGCACCTCATCGGTATACTCCTTGTCTATCATGAATGCAAGTTGTTTTGACATAGGTCTATAGTTTTTTGCAGCAATCGTCTTTAGTTTCCTATGTGTTTCTTTATTCATGAATATAGTTTTTAAATTTTCCATATTGTTAGGCATATAGATCTCCTTATTATTATATCATATTTTTATTTAAAAGTATAGTACTAATCCCAATATT